TTTTAATGGATGTACAAAGTAGCCTGGCGCTGTTACACGAGGATTTAACAGGCGAACCTGTCAAACGGTTTGTCTGTACCCAAAAGGAGACTAAGAATTACACTCGATCCTACGGATCTCCCTCTTTTCCACGATACATTGTGGAGGAGAGTGAGGCTCGAATGGTAACTTGGGTGCAGTTCGATACAGCTCTTGCAAGGGTTCCGTCTAAATTAGGTTTGAGCAATCCTACCTTCGCACTTTGGGACATAGTCCCTTTCTCTTTCGTCATAGATTGGTTCATTGACGTCGGAGGTTACCTGAATGGGCTTGACGCCCTTCTTGGAGTAAAACGACACTCCACAGTAACAGTGCAGGTATCGCGGCTACGCGAGCTCGGTGTGAAACCTACGATGTCTGGCGTAGCAACAAATCGTCAGTACAATCGCTCGGTCTATACCACCTTGGGCAGTCCGTCGTTGAACTTCTGGACTGGCATTAACCTAACTCACACGCTTGATTCATTAAACCTCCTTGGCGCAAACATTCGTGCGCGTCGATAACATCAGTAGAAGGAGTCTCACATGGGACAAATTGCTTCTGTTTCATTGCTTGACGGCCAGACCGTTCCGGCCACTGTTGTCTTTAGCCCGCTGCCGTCGAAAGATGGCATTGTGACCTTTGTCGATCGTGCTGGCGGCATTACTGCCGGCATGACCGTCTTGAAGGTGGGCTATTCGGACGCTTCTGTTCAGAGACCGACCGTAAAGACGCGTTATAGCGTCGAGTATCCGGTCATGGGCACCGTTGATGGTACTCTCAAGGTCGTGCGGATCCTGCGTGCAAACGTAGAATTCGTGTTGCCTGACGAGAGCACGGATGCTGAGCGTAAAAACCTCTACGCATTCACCTACAACGGTTTGAATCATGCCCTTCTCAAACCCGCCCTCCGTGATCACGATCCGCTTTACTAGCCGGACTAACGTTAACCCCTGAGGGGGCCACTGTTATGTGATTATAGGAGGACTTCTATGAGTGTTACACCACAGGAGGAGCATAGGGGTCGAACCCCAGCTGCCGGGAAGAACAGTAAGAGAACCCGCCAACCGCGCAATACAAAGCGGGAGAAACGGGAGAGTCCGTCCGAAAGACGAAGGCGGCTCGAAAAAGAAGTCTTCTCCATCGAGCTAGGTGCGTTCTTGAACGCATGTGAGGCCGCGAACACTCCACGGAGTTTAGCGTGCTATCTGCTTGCCAGCAATGGTGAGTGGGACCAGTACCTCGAGCTTCCTTTTCCAGATCAAACAGCCAACACTTTTCCTATCGATTACGGCGTGACAGAGATGTTGCGTAAGTGTCCACGGTTACCAATCAAGGTTGACCGTGAGGAGAAAGCGCTGCAGAAATGGGTGGAAGCAGAAAACCGATGTGCCGCGACAAACCAACGTATCCGTGATCGGGAACCCGGTCTTCTAACCCTCATCTCAAAGATGAGAAAGAAAATCAGGTCGATCTTGGGTCGGTTATCGCACCGCGATGTTGAATTTGCGGAAGCACACTTCCGCTTCGGACCGGGGAGTACCCTATCCGTGGGCGGTCGGGAAGTACTGTCATCGCAGAAAATGACGGAGAATCCATACTCCGCCACTACCAGGCTCTGGCCTTTGATTCCTTTCTACAGCAATGCTGTGAATAGCCCGGTCAGTCAACTAACTGACCAGAATCGAATGGTCTTCGTTCCGAAGAATGCCTCAATCGATCGTGTAATAGCGATCGAGCCTCACTGGAATATTTTCGTCCAATTGGGGTTTGGCGCGTTAATTCGCGCTAAATTGGCAAACTTCGGCCTCAACTGCAATACGCAGGAAATAAATCGACGTGCTGCTCTCCTGGCCCATAAGCTGGGACTCGCGACGCTTGACCTAAAGTCGGCTAGCGACACTATTGCATTTTTGCTAGTGAAAGAGCTATTAGATGAGGAGTGGTTCTCCTTATTGAACGTCGCCCGCACCCCTCAGACCTGTCTTCCCGACGGGACACTGGTCCATCTTGAGAAATTTTCTTCGATGGGCAATGGGTACACGTGGGAACTCGAGACGCTAATCTTTTATGCCTTACTCCTCGTTGTTGCTGAGGATATGGGCATCGAGGACACGTCAAACCTACTCGCATACGGCGATGATCTCATCGTTCCGCGGGAGATGGTTGTTCGAGTTATTGAGGGACTTGAGAGTTTAGGCTTTCAGGTTAACGAGAGGAAGTCATTTTGGCAAGGTGACTTCTTCGAAAGTTGCGGTTTAGACTCGTGGAGAGGGCAGAACATCCGCCCTTATTACTTCAAAGGAACATATGAAGATATCCACACCGCCGTTATCCGCATGGCAAACGGCATTCGCAGGTACGCTAGTAGGCTTGGTCACGGTGTTCATTGTGATCGTCGTCTGCTTGGCGCTCATCGCTTCATTACTCACCATTCGCGACTGGCTCGCGACACCTGTATCCCAGAGGGGTACGGTGACGCTGGGCTCATCAAAGACTGGGGAGAGGCGAGTTCCAGGACCCGCAATGCGGGGTCAAGGCTACGTACTAGAGGATGGGAGGGTTTTATTGCCTCCACACTCGAACGCAGACCTAAACAATCTGGAAGAACCTGCATCAGAGGTGCCCTAAACATCTGGTACCTCCGAGGTCTCCAAAAATCACTCCTCGATCAACTAAGAGGAGCACCACGCGCTGATTGTATGCACATGTCGTATCGTGCATTGGCTGCTGATAAACTTCTTCGTGATACCGCCCTAGAATTTCGGGAAGCGTCATTGGAAGTCAGCGTCGAATACGCGCGTGGAGAGACCAAGGAACCGCAAATCGGGTTCATGACAGTTGCATCATGGACCCACCTGGCACCCTGGGAAGGGTGTTAGTC